GCACTCTTTCTTCAGTATATTCAAAAATGTCTCTGATATCATTAGTATTAATACCTCTATAAAAAACACTATTATCTTCCGTATCACTAAGATATTTAATACCTAAAGGCTGGCTAGGGATCTTACTCAACCCTTCATTAGAATAATCAATTCTACCTACTCTTATTAAATATTGCTCACCGGTAGTAGGGGTGTAGTTCCCAATATTAAACTTGATTTTATTAGTACCCAACCCTTCAAAATACCCTGGGATTATCGTGGATGTCTCTACCCCATTGAGATAACTTTTCACTTCATGATAAGACGGATCAGTCATATAAATGCTATATAACGTAGGCCCTATTGTCCAATCATCGCCAGTAAGAGGGGTAACCCCGTTAGGGTCTAATATTTTTACATCATATACTAATTTGGCTTCAGAGGTTATTTTTCCTGTTACAAGGTTATATAGCAACTCCGTTCCGACATAGGTATCAGCCAACATTATTGATGTACCGTACTGAGTCCCTTTTTCATCACGCTGACTTAATTTTGTGGCTAATCTATTTCCTAAGAGCTTATCAAAATTCTTCTCGAACAAAGCTGTATAGGATTGTATGTTAACTTTTTTTATTAAATCAGTTACATCCGTATCAGTTATCTCTTCATAGGTTAGGCCGTCTGGTCTTATTGCATTCTGTTCATAAATAGTAGAACCATTTATGTTTGAGTCAGGATTAAAAGGCGAAGAATTCCTACGAGTTACAAAAAACATAGGAACAGCCCAAACCCACCCATCATAAGTATTTCTACAACGTGCTCTCCAAAGGCCGTAATCACCATTTTGAGATCCCATATTCTCAAAGGAATAATATCCAGAATCCATACTATTACTATTAGGACCTAAGCTATATACATAGTCGGCCCCTAAACCAGCTTCTGAAAAATTAAATGGATCTACACCTGTCGCAACTCTGATCCTGTACTGTATCTGTACTCTGTCTGAAGTCTCCACTCCAACATTTGGATCAATAATAGTATCATCCAGGAAATTCTCAGCTTGAGATAGGATATTACCTTCAGGATATATACGACCTTTTGTCCTTAATGGTAAATCCGTATCCTGCAACATAAAACCAGCTGGATAATTCACGGGGTCGTAAATAAGGATACTACCCTCTGAACCAGATATCCATCCTAAGTTATCCTGTATAAAATTCATATCATATAAATCAAAACCATAGCTATTAGATAAAACTTCCCATTTAGATCCACTATTTGTAGTTCTTAAAACTAAGCCGTCATTCCCCACTATCCAAGCCTTATCCTCTATAGAGAAAGTTATATTAGTATTACCCGTTGTTTGTATTGTCCCACTTGAAGGCCTGAAGTCTGAAGGGGAACTTGTATAATTAACTAACGCCATAAATACTCTTACTTTTTTCCTTTGATCATCAGGAAGAGCAATATCATCCGGAGAATAAGGACTCATCAGATTATTTATATCATTAGTTAAATCCTCTGCTGTAGCGTAGTCATTAAGATTCAATACGTGGATATAATCTTTTCCATCCAATGTCCCCCTAAACATAAGTACAAGAGAGTTTGGGTAATTTTGAGGAGAAATCTGATAACTCAAATTTTTAAATAAACCACTTGAAGGCCCATATACGCTGATAGAAAGCTGATAAGGAAAAGAATTTTTAATAAATAGTCTGTTAAAAGTATTATCATCGTAGGGTCTTACCTGATTTATAGTCTGATATGCGGTACCATTCCAGATTCTGTCTGATAAGTTTACAAAATGATATCCACCATCAGATGTCTTTAGAATAGATCCTTTTCTACCAGCAACCAAACCATCATCAAGACTAAAAAAGGCAACAGATACTAAGTCATCATTAACGATGGCATTTGTGCGGACGTCTAAAACAGTTTGAGGTTGCCAAGATTGTCCCCTATCCACGGTAATGAGCATAGTAGAACTATCACCTACAGCCCAACCTATCCTATTATCGTAAAAATAAACCCCATTAAGATTGTTTGTAGTCCCAGAGGTATTTTCTATGATTGCAAAAACTGTCCCATCTATTGTTTTTAAAACGGTACCATTATCTCCTACAACAACTACCGTGCTTTGATCCAGGATAAAAAGATCATTTAGGTTATCATTTACTACTGAAGAGACAGTAAACCATGATTCCCCACCATTTACTGTTTTTACTACATAACCTTTTTCAGCAACAGCGTATCCAAGGGATTGATCATAAAATTTTACTTTATTGAAATTGACTGGGATAGGTGTCTCTTTTGATGTCCATGTTATTCCACCATCTACCGTCTTTAGCAGTATCCCTTTCTCTCCTACAGCCCACCCTAAGTTAGCATCATGCATTTCTATTCCATTTATTTTTCCTATGCTACTTGAGCTCTGAGGTTTTGACAAATCATCAGAATTATTTGGGGTTATCAAAGATCTCCAAACTTCCAGGAATACTCCATCCACTCTTGAACCAGATTTTAATTCAAAATCATTAAGATCTATTTCGTTTATATTTTGTAATGAAGTGTTAGTATTAGTAACATATATAGACCATCCATTAACTAAAGCTATTTCAGGTTTAGACTCCGTAGGAGCTTGAGTATAGAAACTATTGGATAACTCTGAAGAAGTATAAAAAGGTCTATAACTTAACCAACCCGATGGTAGGCCAGCGGTTGATTTTTGAGTAATCAGCTCAAGATATTCCTGCAATACATTAAGTTCATTCCCTAATGGGGGATTACCGGGATTAAAAACAACTTTATCAAAAGCATATTGCAAAGAATCGTAAATACTTGAACTTTCTTTTTCAACATTCTGTGCCATTTCTGACCTCTTTTAATTGATAAAATCAATGCCTATAAAACTTAAATTATCTACGCTTAAATATTCTATTTCTGATGTAGCGATATCCCCAGAACTTGTTACTCCGACAGGATAAGCTACAAAATACGACGCTTTATAATATTTAGATTGCGGAGGGCTACCATCAGTAGTACTTACAACAATTCGCCCATCTGATTGTATATATGCCTGACCTGCTGCAGAGGATACTAATGTTGGGTCTGTTACCAGCACCAACTCTTGCATATTTTCATAGACCATCCTGAACAAATTATCCTGACCACCATTATTTATCGTACTGTATGTCAGAACTGGATTTATAGTGATATAGGATACTATCCCAGTGTTATTAGATTTTTGGAATATCTCAAAAGATAAAACACCTAAATCATCCAGGGATATAAATGACCCTGATCTCTTTTGCATTATTAAAAGAGGCATACTAACAGATTTCACCCCAGTTACAGATAGAATAGTTTTTAACAAAAAGCTTTGTGTTAATGTTTGCCCCATTTTTAAACCTGACACAGCATTGAAAATGGCTGTCTGTATCCTGGATCTTAGCCTTGTCTCATCATCAGTAGGAACACCAGTGCTAGAAACCATTATACTTAAATCTCTTTCGATATTAAAACTAAGATCAACAACGTTATTTATAGCATTTTTAACTAAGGCATCTGCACAAGCGTGTTTCATTACATTAACACTATCTTGCGCTTGGGATACCAGGCTATTATACGTATATGTTATGAAAAGATTAGGACTAGCTTCATAATTTACCAATATTATATCCCCAGAACGTATCATGCCATTACTGATTAAGTTTATAAATGTATAATCTTGTTGGCTTCCAAGGGTAATTGTATAATCAACTCCTACCTTATAGGTTATAGTTTGATCGGATGACATAACTACAATACTCTCAAGCAAAACTCCCTTGAAATTTAATTGTGCTGGCTGATTTAATCTAATAGAATGCTGTTCCAAAGATATTGTTATAGGACTAGGAGCATTATCTGAATTGAAAAGAAATTCTATCCCATAACCAGCAATAGTAGAATTACCAATCAATAATGGGTCTTCTTTCTGTATTAATCTATAATTGGTATACTGCGTAGTAGAATCAACTTCTTCAATGATATTCCCATCTTTATCTGCTACTGAAACAATTTCTATAACAGGCTGGTTTTCTAAAATCAATACATTTGAGCTTCTATATTCATAATCAACCTCTATAACGTCAAAAGCAGCCATACCTATATTTATGTTTGTCTGACTCGAAGAATTCAGTATCAAAGTATCTGACAATATTCCTATACCAGTTAAGTCATAATCTTTACCTCTGGTAACATTACGAACTTGATTAACGACTACAATAGGGGTATTATTTGTAACTTTAGGATTAGTTGTTTTAATTCTAAAGTCACTTGAATCTACTACATAAAAAACTTCTCCAACTTGATTACCAAGCACATCCGATGGATGTTCAAATTTAAAGGCTAATTGATCTATAACCTGATTTATACCGTTACCTCGTATATATATATCTACTTTTCCACCTATGTGCTGTAATGTAGTTGCATCTACATCACGGATCATTAAGGGATCGCCAGCTTCCTGCACATTAACTTCCAAAACACCTGGGATGCTATAGGCAACTTCAGTATATCCAGGTTTTGTTCCAGAATCAAAAGATGGCCTTGCTAATTTAATCCGTGCTGATAAATCGTGATTAGATTCCACATCAGAACCATACTCTGTAGGTATCAAGTTTTCTACCTGTATTGAAGGATCAAGACCGGCTACTACAATAATTGTCCCTGCTGGGACATTTCCATCTGATCCCGTGGCTACCGAAATAATATTAGCTTGAATCTCCCATCTTTGTTTGCTGGCATTATAATAGTTGGATATTGTTGAAGCTTGCATGGTGTTATTACCAATTATTGTGTAATTCACAGGAGCTATATTTAAATTTAAATTTCCAGGATAAGTAACCGTAGTGCCGTCTGAAATGAGTATATCTGAAACAGGCTTCTTAGTCGTATACAGAACAACAGATCCTTTAGAATACGCAGCAACCTTACGTATCAAATTAAAATTAGCAGCCCATTTATCAAACTGCTCGTCTATTAAATTTTGCAACGAATCTGGGTCTGTAACTCCTAAAGCATCTGCTAAATTAGTTTTTAATATACTAGAGCTAACTGGATCACTTATGCCAGTATTATTAACATCATCAAATGATAACAAACTATCTACAGATAAACATCTAAAAACGAAATCTTGTATTACATAGAACTTTTCAAACATCTCCGTAACAGGATCTATAACATCTCTAATGACTTGCCCAGTAACTATATTTACAAGGTTATTGTCAGCTAGCATCCTTCTTGACATTGTGAAAAGGATGTCCTGTCTTTTTCTTACCGGCAACCCCCTAAAATCAGTATTATAATATAAAAATTTACCTTCTAATTCCAGTGATTGATAACTCTCAACAGTGGTATTAAGAACGGTATCATATGCTACTGAGGTTGTAACAAAATAATAAGCTATATCGGAATTAACTGTTTCATTGTCGGACAAAAATACGTTAGCTATTGCTCCAGAATCGACCAAGCTTTGCAACACTGTTTTGTCTATGGTATAAGTATAATACTCTGTAAGGGCCTGCGTATTCTTAGTAGTTTCTACAGTTAACCCATCAGCTTGATTAGATACATCTGATTCTGTGACAGTTGTTGATACCGTTTCACTATCATCCGGAGCAGTTATATAGGTATTATTAATTAATTGATACCCATTTGCCCCACCACCAGGGGATAAACTTATATAGAAATTACAACCAAGAAAACTACTATTGGCGTTAACCAATATTGAATCCTTAGGTATTAAAATCTTAATAGAGTTTTTAAAAGTTTTTAAAAAAGTCCCCGAGGGTATCCCAGCAGATGCTTGTATCTTATTAATATTTACAATACTGGCAATAACATCAACTGGGGGACTTTCATCTATTTGAGCACCTAATGCTTGGGATGCAGTTAGAAACTCTAGAGCTTTAAATCTCAAGGTCAGGATATCATTTTCCTGTAGATTTATATACCCACTCGAATTAAAAGACCACGCTACATCACTCTCATAGGGAGTTTTAGCCCCAGAAATTATCCCTGCCATAGAATAATAGGTAAATGGTGTTACTGTCCAATTACTATAGACTCCCGATCCAATAATCAAAGTAATATCGGCAGACAAAGTCCCTGTACCTGAATTGTATGATAGGACTGTACCTTCCATACGATTTGAATTATTATATGCTATAACAATATCTTGATTCGTTAAAAAAGATAAACCGGTACCAACAGTTAGATTTATCACACCTAAGCTAATAGTTAGGATATTCGTAGATGTTGTAGTCCCAGTATTACCTCTTTTAATGTTATACGCATACGCTACTGTTAACAAAGCATTAGATGGCAAACCTACTGGGACTGGAATAGTTCCTAGTATCTGTTGAATAGCATTACTTGTATAATAAGTATTATTATAATTTGGCACCCAATTAGTTACCGGCGATACTATCTCAGGAGATTGAAGCATAATATTTATCTCTGTCTTAATTGAGAAAGTTCAACAAATTGTTGTAGCTGTAATGACTTCCCGCTTTGAGCTGTGAATCCTATTAAAACCTCTATAGTAGTAGGATCAGTCTGGGGATTAACATCGACACTCAAAAGCTGACCGAAGAGTTCCCCCTGGCTTACCGACCTTCCTGAACTTATATATTGATTCTGAATATCTTTTAAATCATTTGCGGCTTTTTTTATATCTTCAACAATTTTTGTCTTAAGATAATCAAGGTCACTTATTTTTTGTCCTACCAAATCATGGATAGACGTACCTATCCATGAATAGTATTTATTGCTGGTTATCTTAGTAACTATGAGCTTTTCAAAAGTCTGTATAAGAAGGTATTCGTCCTTCATAGTTACTACATCTTTATCAGGACCATAAATAAGATCGTCGATATATAGAATCCCGTTACATTTTGGGCAATAATTAGACAAAGTAAGATATCTTAGTTCCACGATTGGAAAATTAAACAAACACGGACTGTTTAAAACAATAATAGATTTTGGTGATAAAACCATATCATTCTTATTTAAATAAACTTTATAATTATTCTGACTTATAACTACGTTGTTAATCCTTAAAATTAAAGAAGTTAACGATGCTAATGGATATGAAGGGCTAATATTAACCCTGTCGTTAGGGAGAGAAATTCTCTCCCAATTTATGTAATGATCACACAAATTTTGTATTTTAAAATCTATAGACATAAAAAGATAAAAATATTAAGAGATTAACGCTATTGTTTGTATTTCAACATTTTATTTATTAAAGTCTTCCGAGCTTGTTCTAACTGGGCCATAGATGCTGCTTCATTCTTTAATACCCAGTGGCCACTAGAGTCTTTTTGCTCTGCCTCATCACAAAATCTTAAATCACCAAACTTTTTACGAGTCTTCTCCCTCATTACAGATTTTAAGTCCTTTCCATGAGGATCATTGGGGTCCGAAATGCGAATAGAGCCGTACATTAAATTTTTAAAAACATACTTTGCTATACTGCTTGATAATGCCGCAGTAAGACTGGTTATGGCATTTGATGCTGGGGCTAATAGATTTGTAATTTTATTATCAAAATTATTAGCTATATCAGCCAGATATTGTCCATTGGCCAATTTATTAAGGATACTTTTTTGCTGTATATGTTCTTTTGCTTTATCATTAACATAAGACACCGTAAAATCGTGTATAACCTCCGCTCTCAAGTTACTGGTCCATCTCTGTACAACCGGATCTTGCATACGTGCCTGACCTAAATTAGCGACCTGAAGAGCAACAGAATTAGTTGTTTCAACATTTGACTGTTTAGTAATACCCCCACTTTGTTTCTCAGCTGATTGAGAAGTAGTCAATGTTTTAATGGCATTCATCAAAGGGTCTCTTAAATTTATAGCCAGCTTCTTTTGATAATTCTCATCAGGAAAGTCTGCTATAAAAAACCCTATAGAATCTATTGTTTTTAAATTCATTATTATATTAAAATCATATTTTATTTGATTGAGGACTCCTTTTGCAGTTTGGTAATTATTGCTAAGATCACTTTGATAAGTATCCAAATAATTAGTAACATTATCGTATAATTTTTTTCTTATACCATACATGTCCCGATATTGCAAAAGGATAGCAGGTCCTTCATATCCTGGGAAAGGTTCTCCTGGCCCGGTAATACTATTAAGAAAATTACCAAAATCATCTAAAAGCTTCATGATCCCACTACAACCCTGAAACATACTAATTAAATTGTCATAAGCTGCGAGGAATGCCATATCTGATGTAGTCATAATTATGCCATAGTTGTTGATGTTACCGACTGTTGAACTGATGTTTCATTTTTCATAAGATTAGTTATTAGATATGAAATTTTCTTATCCATCCAGGATAATTTTAATAACTGATAATTATAATCTCTTAGTTTAATATCTATCTCTGTTATGTTTGCTCTTAAATTATCCCTGACAAAATTCAGGATAGGATCCGTTGGCCTTCTAATCAAAACTCTCTTATTAGCTTCTGGGTCAGAGGCTAACTCAGGATTACCAGAATCAAAATCGTCATTTTTAACATAGGGCATCACATTCACCATATCCTCTGAACTTGGCAATACCCCTGTAGATCTTATGTATGCGGCTTTCTGCTGAGTAACCCTATCAATTCTCCGCATAATAAGAGTATGCTCATTCTTAAGATCTTCAACTTTTTTTGACCGATAGTTCTCAGTATCCTTAGTTATTGAATAAAGATCATCTATATCGGCTAAACTATCCTGTCGCAAGTATTCAGAATAAGTCCTTAAAACAGTCATATATTAGGATCCTTTTCCTAAAAGAATTTTTAGAAGCATATTTATAGATTTTTGACTATCAGCTAACTGCTGGGTAACATCATTATATTCTTCCATATAGGGGGCTGCATAAGCTTTAATATCTGAAGGGTTACCTATACCGTATACAATAATTAACCCATAATAAATACCTTTTAATTGCGACAATGCTTGTCCCATATCATTACTAATTGCTTCATTAATTTCTGTGCCAGCTGTTAATCCTCCTACTATCTCGCTTTCACTCTTAGGCAATCTTCCTAAAATTGCTGAGTCTACCGTGGCCTTGGAAATTCTTTCTGCAAATCCTTGTATGCCTCCAGACTTAGCCTCAGTTAAATTCAGAAGGACAACAGAACCTTTTAATCTGAAATTCATCAATATCTGAATAACTTCAGTTATAATTTGTATAATTTTTATGTAATCATTGATTTTATTTGAAAAGAAATCCAAATAATCATTAATAGCATCTGTAGATGTATTAACGTACCCTATTAATTTATCAGCAAATTTTTCGATAGTTTTAAGCAGTTTATCTACCTCCGGACCTAAAAGATCTTTAAGAGAAACTTTAAGCCATTTACTTTTTGCATGGACTGCCTCATCTATCCAATCACCATCTACAGTAAGGATACCATTCTCAATCTCTGAAACTGGTATACATCCATAAGCCACGGCTCCTGCTATATTAGAAGCTAAGGGACTATTTACCCTAAATAAAAAAGGGTCTCCTGATATCCCGCTTGGTGAATCACTAAAAACAGTATAAACTTTGTAATAGTACATTTTACCGTCTTCAATATCAAAATCAGTATAAGAATAGCTAGTTATACCTGGCACAGCTTTTACAAAAAAAGGTTTACCTGTACCCTGATTAAAAGGTTTCTTGCTGTCCGCGTCATTATCAAATATTTTTATTTTTTGGAAATTCCTAACTTGGCTAGGATCTTGAGCTATAGGGGCATTATTAATAATAGTCCCCATTTGATCAGGTGTTGGAAAGCTACCGTCTTTATTCATAGATCTATAGATATAAAACCCACCAAATATAAAAGAATCTGGTCTATTCCAAGTAAGTTTTATACCTATCTTAGAGTCATAAATACCCCCAACAGCCAGAGAATATTTAGGTGGACTAGGTAAAGAAAATTCAAATCCAAAAAGATTCCCAAGAACTTTCATATTATGATATATGTAGTCTATGGCACCGGGGTCATTAGAACCTGCAACACCCCCTATAATAAAACCACCTACCTGAGCATCTAAGTTGAATTGAGATGGAGATCCCTTATCATTGTAATCTGTGCATGCAGCTATAGCTACATGTTTAAATTCATTAAAATCAGCCCATGTTGGAATAATATATCCATGATCATGCTCGCTTTGCTTTGGTCTTATTACAGTGAAATATATCCCTGTAGACATAAATGAATTAATCAAATCTTTTAATGTAATTACTATCTGCTTTATTATGAATTTTAACGCTCTATTAATAGATTTTAAATCAGAGGTCAATATCCTAAGTATTTTTATTAAGGCAACCATAGCTTGAGTTATTTGATTAATTGTCTTAAGAACATTATTATAGTTTTTAAGATCCGCTTGGCTAATCATATCTCCAATAGATAAGCTAAGGGAAAATTCTTTCCATTTATCCCCCCCGGATAAATCAGGCGGAGACTGAGAAGCTCCTTGAGTAACTGTGTTAGGGATATAAACTACAGGATCTATTAACCCTATATTTTTATATCCACCATCTAACTTGGGCTTCACGTCCTCAAAAACTATATGTGGCCTAAGTCCCATGTCTTTTTCCCTCAATTATTTTTTTAAAACTTCTCTTATCCTTATTAAACAAACATTCAATCTTGTATAGAACATCTCCAAAGAGATCCCTTGTTAATTCTTTTGCAGAATCCTCTTCTGATGGGATATTGAATAAAACCCAAGACCCTTCTACGTCAGCAACTTTGCTTTCTGGTCGTCTTCCTTGGTCTTTTTCGTTAATGCTATCACTTTCTGATCGCATCCTATCTCCTTATGAAATTTCAGGTATAACCAGAAATATTTATTATTATATAAATCTTCAAGTTTTAAACTGTTAGCAAGCTGGCCAAATCTCACATGTTTCAGATAGTCCAAAAACTTTCCATTCTGAACCAAATTAAGAGTATAGTCATAACTTGAAAAATTGTAAGTATCATTTGAGACGTAATAGTCCGGAATAAAAGAGTCATTAACCTTATTCCACGGAAGACCTACTCTCCTTTTAACCAAGATATACTGCTTCCACAAATTATAATCAGATATTTGATAGAAACTTATATCGCCTAAAAACCCAAAATAAACATGCGTATTTAAAACTTCAGGATCATTGAGACTTAAATTTATAGAGGACACACTTGATGCCGCATCTGAATTTGGGTCTACAGATTTATTTCTCAGCCTCAATTTTCCATAGCTGATGCCCTGAGCAGGTATTATAGCAACATCCATATTAAGTATACCTTTACCTATAGCATAAGAGAATTGAGGAGAAGGTGTCTCAAGATATCCTTCCAAATTCATAGCGGCATTTATAAATCCTGCTATATCTTTATTACTTATGTTATATGAATAAGTATTCCCTATGAAATTAGAATTAGTTAAAGAACTGACAGCTTTCTGAAAAGATATTGTACCATCAGAAGAAAGTGTACATGTACAAGATTCTCCCGCAGAAGATATAACTCCTGGAACTGTTGATCTCGTAGTGTGGCTCATATTCAGTATATAAGCTGCTATAACATTCCTAAAATCAAAATAAAGAGGATCTGTAAAAGGATGCGTCCCACTTACAGGAACAAGTAAATTGGCGGGTAATCCTTTATAACCAATATATGTTGAGGATTGTAAGTCAGTTACAGAAAAACCAGTTGCATAGGTAGTCAAATTAATTTCTGATATAAGATCTTCTATTCTTATTGAATTTGTACCTATCATTAGCGGATATTCCTGGATCCCTGTCATAAGAATATCCGTTGAAGTTATAGGAACATTAGTAGCATCTAATAATAAAGAAGCGGAATCAAAGCCATTTATCCATTTCAAAGTCGCTATAAAAAATGTTGGACCTGCTATTGGTGAATAAGTATTTATTTCAGAAATGACATCATATAAAGTTTTTGTTGAAAGGTTTGTTATAGGATAAACAAAAGAATGAGAAGTATTAATTATATACTTTAAAGTAAGTTTATTTAGAACATTATCAACATAATAAGTCACACCAACATATTCTGGAGTATTAACTGATAAGTTAATAACTGGTATATTGCTGGGGCTGGCTACAAGCCTAGTAGGTGTAGCTATTGATAAATTATTACCATTAACTAAATTAGAAGAAGGAATCGTAGCAACACCGGCAGAATATAAAGAAGCTGTAAAAGCCGGATTAAGATTTATGGCATTTACCATATCCTGAATTGTTGGATTTGTTAAATAAAAGAAATCTGAGAATACTTCTGTACTCGTTATATAATTACCGGTTAAAATCAGAGTTGATAAAATACTATCTACTGTATAAGAGGCTGATGGGGAATTAAAATCAATAGCATTAAGATCTACCTCAAAAGCTGGCATATCCGCGCTTAAAATCAATGCCTGTGATTTATAAACTATATTTGGATCAGGAATTGGAGGTAATGGATTTAAAGGCACTACCTGATATGTTGGATTTGATCCAACAGAACTAATAGAAAAAGCTATGTCTTTATCCAAATACAAATAATCCAAAGCTACTTTAGTTGGAATAATAGAGGTAGTAGTATCCTGAATGGATACCCACCCATCCCCTCCTGCCCATATCTGGGTATCAGGTAAATAAGTATAATCATAGTCTGAGTTATATTCTCTGCCAAATCTTAAATTTGCAAAGAAATAATTATTGCAGGTAGCATTATTATTAATCGATCTAATAACATCTATAAGCTGCAATTTTTCCTCGGGATGATCTATGCTTGTATCTAAATTACTTGTCTTATATAAGAGTATCTGGACCGGATCTGTTATTGTTGCACTTCTCAAGTATAAGACATTATTTTTAATTTTATATTGAGCATCATCATCCCATCCATAGAGATCAAAAGCTAAAGTATCCTTTTTCTCATTTAAAAAGATAGTATCTCTTGCTTTCTTTGGATCATATATTTTAAATCTATAGTCATAATAGGGGCTATAAGTTCTTGGTGTTACTCTGAATGTTATCTGCATACCATTTATAGCGTTTTGCTTCCGTAATTTCCACCCTACGTTATAGCTACTATTAATGGGCTCTATTATCTTAATAGTAGTTATATCCCCACTCCACGAGTTTGTTAAAGTGTTATACACCCTTTCATCATTTATCTGCCAATATTCATATGTTGCTACATAGATCAATTGCTGATTATATTCCGTAGTGATATCTACTGTTTTCATTCTTCCTTGTAGATCTTCTGAGCCTATCAAGGATGAATTAAAGTATATAGCTCTTTTACCGATTGAAGCTACCGCAGCATTATTATTTTCATCTAAAATGATATTCCCATTACCATCTGAAGCATAATGATTGTTATTTAAAGCATTATTTAAATCATTAATAGTAGGGTATTGCCTTAAGCTAAAAACAAATGAAACGTCTTGATATTTATCAGGATTCACCTGATTTTTTATTCTTAATATTATTCTCAAATCCCTAATAACTTTAGTCGTAGGAGCAATTGTAGGGACATTAGCAACTAAAGTATTTAATGCTTGTAAATTTGCATCTAATACTGATGAAGTACCTGTAACAGCATCCTCTACTATAATTGGAGTATTCTCTGATAATGTAAAAGTTTGAGGGTTATACCCTATGCTTGCTAAAGTCTCAGGACTTGTTTCATAGGTAGGATTTCGAGGTGTCTGCTCTCCAGAAATCTGTTCCTCGCCTTGTACATAATCTAAAAATTCATAATCGATAATAGTAGCATTATCTACTCCAGGCTTTATACTCAGAACATCAAGTTCTTTAGTATAATCTACTGAATCTGTAGAACTGGCATCCTCAGTAGCCCATCTGCCTGCAACAGGTATAGGACCCATTTTACTTAAAATATCATTACCCCGCGTATCAACATAATACGGGAATGCTATAATTTTTTCTGAGTTTATAGTTAAGATATCCTTATGTATGTCAGTCCTACTCATAAAGAATACTCTGGAGTCATAATTCCTATGATCTAAGACATTAGACACATATATACGATCATCAATAGTTGGATCAGGACTCAAAGCTGTCCACCCATCTCCACCCACAGTATCAGGGCCATTAGAGTCATTACTTGGGGTGGCACGATAAGTTCTTAAAATCCACTTTGTAGAATAATTTCTATATGGATAGTAATCAAACACACATGATGCTGACAATACCTTAATATTTGAAACAGGATGTACACATGTAGAATTTATACTGTCCACAAGATTTTGAAGAGTTGAGTAACTTCTTAAATTAAAGGGTATTTCCTGATTGTCTTTAACATCAGATATCTTATACTGTATTATTAAAGTTGCATCATCATATTCATCCTGAGCAGTATCCGCAGTAGCCAACATATTATAGGTAACTACATATTTTGCCACAGAAATTGTAAAAGCCGGTTTAACACCCTGGTCTATTACACTTAGTTTTATTGCTGGAAAAGTCTTGAAGCCAATATCAATATAATTATCTAAGGATGCTTGAAAGATATTCTTAGCATCTTTCTGATATATTAAGCCTTGTTCTAAGCTTAAAACCCACTTAACATATTCTGTCTGCCATTTATTATAATAAAAACTATTTAAGTCATAATAAAGATTACATTCGTTTTGAAAATTTGTATATTTAGTAAATGCAGTTTGAGCCTGCGTATAAGAATCATTCATAGGCTTAGATATGTTAGTATCTTCCATCATAGTCCTATATAAAGGGCCGGAAGTGTTATCTACTAAATATTGGTGGGTAGTATCAGATTGATCCAACAAAAAATTTAGGATCTCTGAATAAGATTCTATACGATATTTTATGCACGAGGGTAATGGGGTACTATTATCTCCACATGAAATTTGATTCAAATAATCCAAGAATTCAGCCTGAGCTTGAATAACTCCATTAGAAAATGTATAAGCTCTATCTAACTTGTCGTTTGTATCAAATATGTCTTTAATAACATTAAGTTCTGTAAGCCAACTCTGTCTCTCAATAATAAGCTTGATATACAAATTGTTTGGGTCATAAAAATTCTTATATACGTCTGCGTCACTAAAACCATATTCTGGGTCGACAAAATCATTATCCTCATTAACCGCGTATTGTACCCAGCTATTCCTGTTACGAGATCTAAAAATTATGCTCTCATTATATCCGTTATTTGCGGTTGCATCATAATACTTATCAAAATCTACATAGAAGAATTTTTCAGTCCCCAAATTATCCTTTTTCTTGTAGATGTTAGACAATTTTAATATGTAAGGGGGAAAAGGCAGCGGATACTTAGTACCAGTTAAATTGTATTTAATAGCATCTAAGACTTGATTGACTCTTCTTTCCTCGAAAAAAGTAAGATATTTAAGATTAATATTTACTGTATTAAGGATTTTATATAGCCCGGTTAACTCATCATAGGTGCCTTCATAAACAGTAAAAAATTTATCTTCATCATCTAATCCAAATAGATCCGTAAATGAAAAAGGCTTTTTAATAATGTCTGTATTTGTCTTCTGATTTATTATTCGCAAGCCTACAACTTTTGTACCTAAATTAAACTCATCATCCCAAGCAGGAAATATAACCGGAAAATCCTTGCTACTATTTCTAGTTACAATAATGTTTAGACCATCTTTCGGTAAGTTAGCTTCCAAATCTTGTAGTGTCCAATTAGCTTTATTACTTACATAGTTCCATGTGGTAACGTTATTAACTACTGATCTTTGTACTGTAAAAGTGCGTATCCCAGAATCAGTAAAATATTTTCCATTTTCTAAAACAAGAATATCATAAGGGGAGGAAGGGTTAACGAGTCTATACCCTAATCCAGTTATGATATTACTACTAGTATTTCTTACAACTGGAGTACCTACTGGATAACCCAAAGGATTAGTTGGATTAGTTGTAGGAGGAACAGTATCTGTACTCAAAACATAGGAATAATTTTGTAGATATTCTCCATAAACTGGTAAAGTACCAGGGGACTTCATAGTCCCATCATATGTCAGCGGGGTCCCATCACTGTATGTTATTATAACAGGCTGTGCTGAAGCATTGCTTAAAATACTTGCTATATTATAAGTATTTTTAGAATCTAAAATCTGAAGCTGATCTCCTGTGGAAATCCTCTCTAAAAATTTATAGTTACTGTCAGAAACTCTTAAATGTTTATCTTCCTGATTATAAGGAATAGTGTATAACCCTGTAACACCTCTTGAAACAAAAGATGATTCCTGATCATAAGGAAGTATATCAAAATCCAAATTAGAAAATGTAGTCTGTTTATCTACAACATTCGACCAATATGGATTAGTTGATATAACTCTACCTTCTGTATTAAGAATCTTACCAGATTCATCTATATATCGGATGTTGTAGCAAAAAACCTCATTATAAGATTGATATATATTTCCAAATCTTGCATAAGGTTGAGGGGCATTCCCATCATAACCTATCGGAAAAAACTTTGAGAAACCATTATGTATCTGAGCTAAATCAGATATCTTTGTTAATGTATAGTTATTATCCTCGACATAGGAATCTTCTAAGGTATATTGACCGTTTCCTTTTATACCATAAAAATTACAATGTCCGTATTTTACTCCCATTATAAGCTGGGCTTCAGCAGCAAAATTTCTAAGCCTCTGCTTATACCACTGAAATAATTTTATATAAAGCTGACTCTTTATTTTTTCATCTTTTAAATAATAATAAAGATCTACTAAACCACCATCCCAATTGTTTGCAGAATTATCGCTTCCACTGTCATTGCCCATTCCAACACTATTCCCAGCCTGTTGCAGTAGATCCTTAATCTGGGGCTGTGTAACTATCTCAAGGAATTTTCTTTCAGTTAATTTCTGTACGTAGTATTGATCCGGATTCAGATAATCCATGTACACATTAACCTGATATCCGGCAGGTATGCTATAAAAATAACGACAAGAACAGGTTATGCTCTTACCCCCATACTCAGCAAGATCGTCAATACCTAAATAACTTACCTCATATCTCTCAGATACAGCAATAGGGATAGTTAATGCTATTTGAGTCCCATCTATTGTATAATCAGTACCTTGAACTAAAACATTTCTGTTCAAAACCCCAACTTGATACCAAAATTTAGGATTTTCTATAGCCTGAACAAAATATGGCAAGCTATCCTTGTCCGATCCCGGGAAAGGTATTATTGTATAATATCCTGGCTTATTCTTTGCGAAATAATCGTCATAATTTGTATTGCTAACAGACCAAGGTTTATGTCCTGAAACAATAGAGCCTAAATTTGAAATGTCACTTATAACTTCAGAAATTAATCTATTGCTATAATTAACTGTGTTAACTCTCAGGGTCCCAGGTTTATCAGATCCTTTCCACTCACTAAGACTTATAGTATTGGACCCATCTGATGGAATCGTTATCTTATAATCTGTACTACTATCTGGGGAAGTATAACCAATTTCAAAAATCTTCTTGGAAACAGAAATACTTGCTGGTAATGACACTGCTTGTGTCATAGGAACTAAAAGAAGAGAATTTCCACCAGCAGAGAATACATCCTTATAAGCTGATGTGTCTACGGATAACGGATTATATCCTGGCACCGTCAGTTGTAGTCTATTTAAAGCACCGGCGATCTGATTTAAATTGCTATATCTTGCCAATTCTATTTGTGCTGTAGATTCTAAAGACCCAGCCAACTTTTCAGTAATAGTTATGTTCTTATCATCAACGGTTACTGAAGTCTCTCCAGAACGCCCTTCATATACTTTATAATTAATAAAAATAGAAGGCTGAGGAGATACACTGTTTAAATAAATAGGCATATCAGATACTTTAAAAGAAGTTATCTTATTAATAGAGCTGCTTAATCCAGGACTAAATGTTAGCGTAGTTACGGTATCATACACTGAAACATTTTGTATCTGATAGACTAAGCCGCCATTAATTCTTACAAAACTATTTTGTTTGAACAATGGTAGATCAGAAGATAAAGATATCTTAGAACCGGCAGTATCAATATTAAAAAATGGAGAAGTGACCTCAACCCAATTAATAGCGTCATATTTGTACATATATGGAGCTATCATATTCTCTCTGAAGGAATCATTAAGTGATACCTGCGTGTCTGCTGTTTTAGGAGTAGTTTTATTAGGTACTGTACTAACACCAGAAACTTCAAAGAAACTTAAATCCCCCGAGGACTTACTTATAAAGGCCAGTAAATTACCAGCAGAGAAATAATCCTTCCTATCTTTTTTTTCTACAAGGAAATTAGAAGTATTATTATAAGCTTTTACAAGAATGTATCTAAAAACTTCCTGCTTGATTGTTACCAGATACCCTTCATTGGGTATTATTATTGGTTGATCATGATCAAAAGGGAGTACTAAATTTGAACTCCAAAAACCGGCCCCTATATAATATTGCTCTATATCACCATTCTCAGATATTAAAGTAAATGGGCTATGTGGTCTGGGAGTAATATGAGAAACGGTATTTACGATGGCATCCGCTAAATCCCGTATACTGGCATAATCCCTGAAATAAAAATTATAAGCGGCTGTCGAATTATCTACTATTTCAACAAAAACAATTTTCTCGCCATCTATGTAAATAGTAGCCATCCCGTATATAGCATCAACAGGGGCTACGTACCTAATTGTAAAAGCAGGGTGGGGAGGATCTGTTATAATTGGATGTTTAGAAACAATATCAGTAGCACCTTGTTGATACACCGGATCTGATATCATTATCCCAGTTGGATATTCTTTTTGTAGATTAGGAAATATTTTAACTTGCAGAGTGTTGCTATCTATTGCAGAAGTACTCAAAACCTCATATATGTCCGTCCCGCCGATGCTCATTAAAGTTTGAGGCCTTAAAAGATCTTTAGCTTCTAAAGGATCCCCACTCAAAGTAAGTGTATCTGCCCCTACGGTAACCGTAGAATCTATAGAAGTTCCTGCTGGTAGTGGATACCAGTTAAGTATATCATCAAAAATATAAAAAGAAGGGTTACGAATATCCTCAGGGAAAGGACTCGCAAAAGTTATGGTAGTATTCATCCCATCATAATCGACATTAACAACTTTAAAATAATAATACTTTTGAGGATCAAAATTATCTATCCTTAAAATCATACCAGGATAAATAGTGTCTGTTTTATCAAATCCTTCTATCAGGATACTATTATCATCTTGATTAAAAACAGGAAAGATAATCTGTACAGGAGTATATGGAAGAACATCCCCCACATAGCTATATGTGGCTAAGATAATATCATTAAGATCAGGCCTAGGCTTACCAACATTTTTGGAAGGGTCTAAAGCTACTATTTTTGACACATCATTATACGTATAATTTGTAACGTCATATATCTGCTTCATGTCTGGGGCAATACCCAATTCAATAATCCCGGTAAGACCTATAGCATAAAACTCTTCTGGAGTCTGACCTAATTTTACATCCAACCCCATATAATGAAGACCTGTTATACCTATAGCTATCATCTCATCAGGAGTTAGATTACTTAAACCATAACCTGGCTCCCCTTCTGCTTTAAGTGAGAGTAGGCTTTTTGGTATTACTGAATTAGCATATGTTGTTGGATTTTCTCCAAATGGATCTACTTGGGGGGTAGAAATTATAGGATTAATTACTGAAAATTTTAGATTAAAAGGATCGGAAACTTTCAGCTTATCATCAACGATAGTAATTAAATAATTGTTTGGGTCACTTGCTACAGGCTGTAAGATACACTGTACTTGTGAGAAAGGCGTGTAACTTACTTGCAGAGAACTTAAATTTTCAGTTACAGAAGGATTCAATAAAACTATAGTACCAGACAAATAAAAAACTTTATAATCTACACCCTCTATCAATATTTTTATTCCTGTACTGGAAGAGCTTGAATCAGAATAAGTCTTTTTTATAGTGATAGAAGATTCAATAATGGGGTTTTTCTGTGTACGTAATGTTTTAAGATTTAAAACTTCATTAACTACATCCTCACCTTCAACAAAATAAGATACAAGAGCACATTCACCTGATTTTAGAGGTTTGGTTAATTTTATAGCACCACTTTGATATTCAAAAGTATAATCCACACCTTCTTTAAAATCATTATCATCTATATCCTCAAAATAAACGTCTACATTGATCCCTGTTAATCCAGCTATACCATAAGGTATAACTAAGTTAGCGGGATCCTGAGTTTTTAAGCCGGTAAGACCAACACCCTTTACTACGCTTACTCCATCCCAAATTAAATTTTGATTATATAGTACGCTGGATACATCCAATTCTAAATTCGAATGCTTAATAAAATTTATAATACCGTTGTTATACTCGATGTTGTAATCAAAATATTTATCAAGTACCTTTTGCCCTACTCTGATTATTTCACCTGTATATTCCTGAGTATCTCCAGCTATCGTTAAAGCTTTGCTGTTAGGAAATATGTTTATTACGCCCCTGGCCAATTTAGTGGCAGAAGTGCTAGGATCCTCGTGGATATTAAACACTCCTTGGAAGTCTAATCCTATGCTACTTACTTGGACGGTATTTTTAAGCTCATTAAGGAATTTAAGATAAGCTACTGTCCTCTGACTATATGGTAATTTAGCAGAGGTATAATCTGGGTCCATCGTATAATTAATAGTATAATCAATATCTTTTGTCTTTAGGGATACATCCCCTACTGGGCCCCAATAAAGTCTGAAATTTTGATTATCATCCGGATATGGTATAGGATTTAAAATTAAATCTGAAGTATCCGAGATAAGCTTATTCTCCAACACTTTTTGGCCATATGGAGCTTTAGGATCAGTAGAAGTTGTGTCAATGGAAGTAACATCTGGAGCTGTAGAAGTATAAGACGGATAAAATTGAAGAGTAACAGGGTCCCCTTCTATGAACGCATCCTTGCCTGACTCGGCAATCAAAGGCCCAGTGAATCCCTGTATCCCTGTATATCTCCAATCACGATTATTTTTATCATAGAAGAATTTAATATCGCCTTCATCATTTTTGATATATTCAAAATGGGTGCTGTCTAATCTTATTTTCCTTACTTCAAAATCATTAACTCCAGTTACTGTTGTATTATTGTCTTGTAACCAAAGTGTCGAAAAATCATCTGAAATCCCTGTAACAGGGTAAAACTCATCATGCCCATCGGCACGTAAAGAATCACCCCAATTAACAGTCTCTCCAGGAAGTAATCCATAAACATTTTGAATATTTTTTATTTTATTACTGTTGAGAGTAAAAGTACCGGAGGAACCTTTAATTACAGTACCTTTTACTGAACCTTGTATAAGATATTCTGAATTTACCCCAATCTCACCTGTATAAATATCATCAGTAGAATTAATGCCCGTGCAGCCGACATCGATCGTACGTGATGTTGGCCTGTTCTTAGACCCTACTCTCGGATTCCTTACAACAGTATCTTCTAAAAATATTGATTTTAGCTTAAAAAAATCAAGGTTCATTGGTGCCTTTCAGATATTATCTTATATAGTAAATTATAGATACGGACGCTATACCTACTATATCGTAAAAAATATCAGTAAAACTTGTTCCTACATATTTTTCAGAAATTTCTTTACTAGCGCCAAGTACTATAGCAATAGAAGGAGCCCACAGCCAATTAAGTCCTATTAAATTTGTTATGATAATACCTATCAAAGTTAAAATTAATCCTGTAAAAACATGAAATAGTCTATGATACATTTTTCTCTCAATTAAGTAAAATACCATAATAATAAAATCGCCTATTACTAAAAAAAATATAACAGAATCCATTAAAAGAAATCGATCACTATTAAGACCCCCATGTAAAAGCTTATTTAGCATAACAATACCTTTCAACTTATTTTTGAAAAAACAGTAGGCACAGCTGCAATAGGCAAAGGGCCAACAGGCGGTATTGGGGCTATAACCCCTACTGATACCACTGGAAAAGTTGCTGAAGACATTAAATGCATAACAACCCCGGTTGAAACCATAGTCGCTAATTTAAACATATCCCTACCTGCAAAACCTACACTTGCCATTTGTACCTTTAACAAATTACCTAAAACAGTTGGATTTAATGCGGCAAATTTTGCCGATCCCCCCCCAACAGAAACTCCTATAGCTGACCCATTTAAAACCATGGTTAATAGAACCTGCGATAAACCAAAAGATATAGCTTGTGACAACTTCCTAAGGTCCCTCCCAACAAAACCGCTTTGGAGGCCATTAGCATTGATTAGGTTGCTCATGACTGTAGGTACTATCCCAACTACTGGGGCAACATTATTAACGGTTCCTACAGGGCCTATGGTGCCTGCTAAAGAGGATAGTGTCATATTAGGGGTAGAGACATGAATAAATACTGCTCTACCTATGGCATCTGCCAGCTTAAACATATCTCTACCAGCAAAGCCTACCCCAGCCATTTGAAATTTAATAGCTCCAGATAACAATGTAGGAGATAGAGGCATGTGTTATGCCGTAATCGTAGGCGTACCTGGATTCGGTACACCGGTTATGTAACAATAAGAAGTCAACTTAGTAACGACACTTCCTGTAGGTACGGGAGTCTTTAAATTTATTTTCAAACCCTCAACCTGCATCCCAGCTTTAGTGCTTACATTCATACCCAAAGACGAGGACAGATTCATTTGACCCGCTTTTGTATCTCCTATGATGTTACCTACTGCGGTTTTATGTGTAACATTACCTTGAGCTAAAACATTAACTTTATAATTGCCTGTTAACGTACTAAATGATCTATTACCTGCAACAACTATTTTTTCATTTATATCACCACTGGTAATAGAAGTACTTTTATTACCACGGATATTAATAGTTTCTTTAATATCACCAACGGTATATATAGTTAATTCATGATTTCCTTTGGTGCATTGTATTTTTTTATTCCCTAAACTTTCTTGACCCTCATTAGTAACATTAAGAGAATAAGTGTCGCCAACATTGACGTTACGATTCCCGGCTACGGAAGTATTATAATACCCAGTAATACTCTCTTTTTTCATACCCTTAATGTTATATGCATCTCCACCCTCAATAATAGTCTCACGACCGCCTGTAACTTCTTTACGCTCGTATCCTGCTACTTTCTCAATCTTTCTGTATCTATCAATGTTCCTAACTAATTTATCTGGTTGATCAAAATCTCTAATAGATCTTGTTATATCATCACCGTACTGGAAATAAACCTTTCCTTTAGTTACCACATCCATACTGGATGATCTTAAGTCATAATCACTCTCATTGTGTTTTCCTATATTCCATTTTAATCCACCATCGAGTGACATATCCCAAGAATTATGTAATAACGAATCAGCTCCCCAAATTTCCTTCTTATTGCCTTTGGCCAATATAGACATTGATCTACCTTGACCAAGACCTCCACCGCTTGCAGCAGGGATGTATTGATAGAAATGACCCTCTTTATCTATTGCAAAAATAGCGCCTTGTTCATAATTTGCTCTCTCGGGCTTATATATCGTAGCAGCTAAGCCATATTTTTCAGGTTCATCTTTTGAAAGGGCCTTAAAACTAAAGCCACCTTCAGTTGCATCGTGAGATTTGAATAACTGGATACCTAACATCTTTCCATAAGTTGTTAATTTATAACGATTATTACCTACAAAATTTCCGAGACTGAAAATACTTACAGGGCTTCTTGTGTCTATGTCTATCTGGTCATTTATGTTATTAGATTGCAGTTCAGGAGATCCCTGATCTTCTACTTCTACAAGATATTCAGAATAGTACTTACTTAAAGCATTACTATTCTCAGGTTTAAGTTGATATATAACTTTTCCATCTCTTAGAACATGCTCATAAGCGAATTGCCCATCTGGTACGTTTGAGGCTTTCAAAGCATTTCTTTGTATCACTCCTGCATTGACCCAAACCCCACTGCTAAAAATGCAATTATTTAAGGATGTGGATATTATAGCATGATCTGATCCTCTTAATAATAAATTGTCTCCATAAGGATTTTCTAAGTGGGCGTCATGACTTAACAATAACTCTGAACCTTCGGAAGATCCTATGTTTATTTCTCCAGGTCTTAAACTTCTATGCCTGAAGAACAGATCGTTTTCCTGGGCTTGTACAACATCAGGCCAAGGATTAATGTACTTCTGTTCTAAAGCAAAAGTATACGAAGGGATATAAGCTATAGGGTAATAGTTATCTTGAACCTTTGCCAAAATAACAACTGAATTTTTTTCAGGCATCCCTGAGATATACCCAGAAGTACTTGCAAAAGGCATCGCTATGGGGATCTCGTTGATGACATTGTTGGTGAATAAGATATCACAAGTCATCGTGAATCGTTCTAAATCGACATACCTAACTATACCTCTTACTAAAGTTAAATCTTTAGCTAAGAAACCAGGGGGTATAGTTGTTCTGTCTGGTCGCCTATAACCGTGGCTTAAAGAATTTATTAAACTTTCAAGACTCATATTAAATCCAATTTTAATATTTTAACGACCGCCATTAGGCCATACATATGTATTATTCACGGTCCCATTAGGATTTATTATATACGCACCATTAATGTTTGTTGCCCCTGCTGGAGGAGGAGCAAAAGGTGACTTTTTATCTGCAATAACCAATGCTGTCGCTGTATTATAATAAGTAAAAGAATTTCCTGAAGTATTATTAGGTGTATTTTGTTGAAATCCATAAGTCCAATTTACGGGCCTACCATCCGTCTTAGTTTGGGTATTAACTTCATTAGGTGTTGTAGGAGTACCCGTAGCTGCACCGGATATCTTAGAAGTATTGGTAACTGCATCTGCTTGATTATCTAATTTAGAAGTAACACTATCATTAAGGGGGCCCAAAGTAACAGAATCTTTTAAAATTAAATTTGCCCCGTAAGGGAATGCTCCTATATGTCTATATCCTCTATAATCTGTATATGGTATCGTATCTTTAGTTATCATGAGCATCTGATTTGACATTACTGTAGATTTATCCCCAGTAGCATTAGATATGTCTGGATTCTGTGTCGTACCATCTAAGGAAGTTCCTGTTAATGCCGCTGGGACTAATTTATAGGCTCCATTAAATTTAGGACCAGCCATTACGCCCGTTAATCTGAGATGATCTTCTTTATCACTATACATTTTAGCAGCAGCTGGATCTATAACGTCTTGTAACTTCTTGGCTTCTTTATCAGCATTATGTAAAGAGGGATTACTTGTTGTATCGTTTATAAATTCATTTTTTTCTACAAATTTTTGTACAAAACCTCTTAGAACTCTTCCTGTAATTGTTGAAGAAGTTACCGCGCTATTATCAGAAGTATTTACTTGAATAGGCAAATCTGAAGTTAACTCGCCTGTAAAATCATAAATACGTTCTCTTTTTGCTGTTAAGGACAAATCCGTGGTTGCACCAGAACCAAAATTAAAAGAATGTGTTATACCTGTTACATAAAAATAAACATCTTTGTGTGTCAGATAAATTGGATACCCCATCCTTAACTCAGGCCTGATAGGTATTGAAACATGCCCAGTTGTAGCTTCTGAATTCATTCGTGTCATTTCAGCGGCTGCTATCAAACTTAAAGATGTAGCATCATTACCGTATTGAACATTACCTTTCTGATATCTTAAACCATATCGTAACAACAAATCCCAGTCTATATGTAATCCCTGCAAAACTTCTGTATGATTAGGAAGATTCTGGGATGCTGGTGCTGTAAGCTCCAAATATGTGCATATTGCATCTGCATTAATACCTGAACTAAAATTAAGAACATCGCTTGGATCTATTACATAATAGTTTATATTACCCTTAGTAACATCCATGTTATAAAAAGGTGGCTTGAAAACTATAATACCATTTGTATCTAAATAAAATTCCATCTTACTAGCATCACAAACTTTTTTAGCTATATCTAACTTTGACATCTCTAATGACTCACTACCTGCCGCAAACAAATCTATATCTGAAAAAGGCTGTACTCTTGCAAGTAAATTATAATCCAAGCTAATATTAGGATCTATTGGCTTGGATTTAGGATTATATTTTAGAGAAGCTTCTGTAGATCCTGCTGCTACATTACTTTTTGAGCTATCATTAGTACTTCCTGAAATAGCATCAGATTGTGGATCTTTATATATATTTATTCTATTAGTTAACCCAAACATTTCTATCTGCAATGATTCCCCAAAAAAATTAAACCTCTTATTCCAATACTCGTTCATTTTTATAGCTAAAGATCCTATTAACTCTACAGGAAGATTACCAAATTTAGGTAAATTTGCATAAGAAGAACGCTTTGTTTGGATAAAAGCATAGGTAGCTGAACCATCATCTGTACTCCATTGTGTTTCATACGTTAATGTCTTAATAATATCCCAAGGATTCATTCCTTTAAGTATCGTAGAAAATTTATTAATACTAGGGCCACCCACCGATGCTGACCACTCATTAGGACTTACATTTAGCTTTTGATAATTCCACCACCAAAGCATATCGTTACATTGTACAGAAAGTGTATTTACACCGTCATGGTATTCTTCGGTGACATCGGTTATGAATCCCCAAAAAACTCTATAATAAATAGGATTATTTATACCTTGCTGATTTACAAGGTATCTTCCTTTCATAAATATCTGTACTTCCATCATTGGTATTATATAAGGGACTTTAACACCACTAGGTAATGTTACCCAATACCCGCTGCTATTACTACTATCTCTCGAATGTACCCCAGCATAATCAGGTGCGACAATCTGTATACTGGCTTTTCCTGCACCTGGTGAAGTTATTGTAGAATTAGCATTTATAGATATAATCCCGCCCTGAAGGTCTACATCCTGAGTCCCATTTTTATTTAAAGAAGTCACTATCCTTCCACCGAGAGCCCCATTAATAGTAACAAAAGCATCTGGGGCCAGTTTTACTACTGTCCTATGATTAAAATTATTGAAATCAAATATAGCCATAAGATCCTTATTTTAAATAATCTGCTGTGTTACTTTAGAAGTATTTACCTTATTTAAATAATTATAATTATTTAAAACATTAGGAACATACACATTAGCCGTACTTGCAGGTATCGAATGACTATTAGGATAATTAAGTGCATTATCAACAGATGTTGGCCCAGCATTGTATGCCGCCACTATTTTATTAACATCCCCACCATATTTTGTCCAAAGAGTATTTATATAAGATACCGCTCCATCTATGTTATCCTTAGGATCTAAGAAATTCAAGGGTCTTCCTATAGCAGTAGAAAAATTGTCAATATTCTTACTATTAACTTGCATTAAACCATAATCCGTGGAAGTAACTACTCCATAAACATTCTTATTTGGATTAACCGCATTTGGATTCCCGCCAGATTCCCACATCATTATAGCTTTAACAAGATTTGGTGGAACTGAAGTACCATAATTAGAAATAGCATTAGTTATTAGATCGTTATATGTATTTACATTATTACTCAATTTATTTAAATTTCCTTTATATCCTTTAACTGAAGAAGTCCCCAAACTCGAACCATTCCCTATATTCCAACTAGTCCCTATAGTATCAGAAGCAACAGGCTTTTGAAAAACAATATCTTGTTGAGTAGTATCTAAAGACACTGTCTCATCATAGGTATAGCTACCAGCTGTTTGGACTATAATACTTTTTACTGTATTACAACCAGTAGGTCCACACATTTTTAAATGTCCACTAACAGGTTCTCCTCTTAACCCTGATATTATGAATTCGAAGTTAAAATTAAAACGAAAGGGTGCCTCTGCTGTTTCATCTATAGTAAAAGAGTTAAAAGAACCTATATAATCCCCGTCATCATAGCTTATTTTTATCAAATCCATTACACTAATAACCCTACCTCTATTAACTCCTACAGCATCGAATAAGTCTTTATTTTCAGGCCCACTTAAAAAGTAATAACCATTATTTTTAAATATGGCAAGAATTGATATAAAATTTCTAAATGATAAAGACGACCTTCTACTTAACGCTGTAAGACCGCTGCCTCCAACATAAAAAGCTGCTGTAGACCCGTTTGCTAAAATAGTGGGTTGACCTCTACCCCATAAAGTAGATACCCAACCTTCTCTCGTATATGAATCACCAGAAATAGTCGTTTGCCCAAAAGTTACATCAGACGGATTAACCATAAGAATCAAACTAATAACATCACTATCAGTCTGTTGGTTATATATCGATATCGAGAACTGTTTTAAACCTGGGACTGAAGCTATCGCTGTTTGATCTAAGGAAGTATCAATAATACCACCTGGATTTACAACAAAACCCCCACCTTGATGAGAGGTTATCATATTAAAATAAGAAAAATTAGTATAATTTCTTTTTTCAGAATCTATCATAATTATATTGTATCTAAGTTGTAAAGGGTTCTTTCCGCTTTAAATATTATATTATATTTTAACCTGAAAGGGACTGACGCATCCTCTATTATATCAAATGTTTCAAATCTACCGAATAGTGTTAAATAATCATAGTACATTTTAATATAAAGTCTTTCCTTCATCATACCTTTTCTCGGATGATTATTCACAAATTCAGGATTATTATACATAAATTCTTTTACTGATAAGCTATCTGACGCTTCATAGTCATCAGATCCTTGATATATACACCCATTAACCTGATAATAATAAATCAATTCCTTTATAAAAGCATATGCCGCTGTTTGATCCCTGAACTCATTAGTTAAACCATTATCCAATGTAAAAAATGAAAAAGTTGAACCACTTAAGCTTATGGTATCTATATCATCTCCCCAATGTTCTTCGACCCATCCAGTCATTGCCATAGATCTAGTTATTTTTTTTCCTGAAGTTACCGTTAATGTGTCAGGATTAGGAGTTAATTTGAGAGTTTCAATATAGTTCCCTTGAAATTGTACCCCTTGTAGTGCTCCCGTGCTATCTACCATCTCAAAGAAAACAGGGGTACCATTAAATTTCTGTAATGTATTAGGGATCTCATATATATTTGTTCCCCCGGGTATAGGAACTTTATACATATCTTGAAAATCTGGATCATCCGCACTCACTCTTACAGAATTAAAATTTAATGATTTAGAATTTATTGAATATAACGTTTGAGAGTTTGTACTACTCTGAGCTACTTGGGTATTATTTTGTGCTGGGATCTCAATAGGATTTTGACTTGGTACAGTAGCTTGTTGTGCATAGGCATCAGTAAGTGTAGGAGAAAGAAGGAGGGGCAACAAAATAGATGACACATTACCTAAATTTGGAGTATTGTATCCGGCTACAGAAGTAGTATCTACAGCTGCAACAGATGTACTCATAGGAATAGCAGGATAAGCTGAATTAATAGATATCGAGGTAATACTTGTTGTATTTGCCATATAAATACCCTAATTATACCTTTGCAAGCATCTTTTCACGTTCATGTTTTAATATCACTTGCTCTACCATCTGTGTAAGTTTTTGCCCTGCCTGCCTTACAACAACAGGATCTTCTATATTTCCATTTACTTGGATACCACCTAAATTTATTTGATAGCTGGCATTACTTCCTTCAGCTCCTTTAGCCATAGGAGCATCAAATAGCCCCATCTTACTTAAAACTTCATTAACAAACGCACCTGATTTACCAGCAATACCAATAGATGGATTAAAAGCTATATCCCCTTTATCCAATAATGCTAAACCTGCTTGAGTTGCTTTGAAATCTTTTACTGATGGCGGTGGCCCTGGTGTTTTGGCGGTCTCCGGTACTGTTCCTGGGGCTTGAGGTGCTGTTGGTAAATCAATATTTTTATGAACTTTGGATTTATATTCATTATCTTTTTTAGCCTTTTCAGAGATATTTATGCTTTCATTATTTATAAGTTCTTCTTGAGCCCTTTGAGCCTCTGTAGCATTTAAATGATTGCTCATGAGATTTTTTATACTTGATTTCAATATAGAGTTATACTGATCTATATTTTTTAAAAGTTGATCCTTCTTTTCTTTTTCCTTATCTGATAAATCTTTTTTTTGATTAAGATCTTTGAGTTCAGCATCAGCTTTTAATTTTTCAACTCCTGCTGTTGCTGCGGATATTTTTTGATAAGGGGTGTCTCCATACCCACCCATTGCATATGTTGTTTTTGATTCTGCTCCTTTGGCACCTTCCATTTTATCTCGTTTATCTGAAGCTAATAAGGATACATCACCCCCTATACCTAAAACACCTTTTAGCATCTCCTTCATTATACCTGATTGATCAAGTTTATCCGCTGCCATATATTTAAGGGAATCTTTAGCTATATCCAGATAGTCAGCCGCAGAAGTTGTACTCTTTATCATTTCTAATTCATTATCATTTAATGTATCATAACCTTCCTCATCAACCTTTTTAGCTTTCATGGATTCATCAACTAACTGTCTCGTTTTTATTTTACCAGGTTTTAAAAACTTAGTAGATTCTTGCTTAGAAATTGTATCATTACCCTTCTTAAGGGCGTCTAAAGCACTAATAATATCATCTGAGGACAAATCCCCTGATGATATCATATCAATCATATTTTTGGCATATTTTTCAGATTCAAGGTCGCTCATTTTAGAGTCCTGACCTTGCTTCCTAAAAGCATCTTTTAAATCTGATAATTTTTCAGGAGATGATGAGTTAGCTTTTCCGTACTCAACTAATTTCTTTGTATATTCTATTTGTTGCTCATTACCACCAATAGCATCACCTAATTTTCCTTCAAAAGTTTTTGACAAGTCATTATAATTACTAGCTATAGTACTCTTGGCATCCTCTACAGCTCTTAGTAACTCTGGACCTATATTTAAACCTTTTTGTAATGCTACTAATTTTGCAGTATAATTACCAGGATCAGTATTATCTTCTATTTGACCCATTACTTGAGCTAAATTCCCTGTTAAAAGATCTCGATACTGTTGTAACTCTCCAACAGCTCCAGATTTTTGATAATCTTCTACCGCTTTATTAAAACCTGAAAGTCTAACATTAGCACTCTTCATTTCTTTTTCTAAGTTATTAATCGAATTTTTCAATTCGCCTTGTTTATCTTTATCTCCTGCTTTCTCAGCTGCCTCCAATTGATTTGTTAAATCAGCTAATTTTTTCTCATTTTCCTTTAAAGGAGCTCCCCACATCTCTTTTGCCGATTTTTGCATTATCTCTACTAAACCTTTACCAGCCATACCAAAAGTTATTTGCAACTGCTTCCAATCCATCTTATTAAAAGCCTGCATATAATCGTTGGCTGCTTGTGCGGCATCCTTAAAACTTAGTGTGCTTTCTTTCATGAACATATTTAAAGCACCTGATGCCTGTTTTGTATAATTGCCAAGAAAGGATAAAGCACTCACAGAATTCTGTATAGCTGAATAAAATTTATTAGAAGTAACCCCAGCCTTTGTAGCTTCAAATCCTAAAGATTGAAGAGATTTCCTGGAATCATCAAATGTAGTAGTAAGATCCATCATCTGTTCCGATATAACTTTCCCTGCATCCTCAAAAGATATCCCCAAATCTATATTTGTTTTTCTAACCATCTTTATAGCATTGTCATATCCACCGGCTAAACCGGAAAAAGCTTTAGCAGGTAATCCTACACCAGCTACAGCTTTAAACATACCCTGGATATCTTCCGCTTTAAGACCTAATTTTAAGTTTCTATTTAAACTGAATATAGCATCATTAAAATTCTTCATATCCCCTTTAATGTCTTTTAAACCTACTGTTGGCCCAGCCATCTCAAGAAATGTTTTATTTAAACCTTTTAAAAATTTGTCTAATTCTATACCAGCGGAAACTAAAGCTGAAATAGCCCCTATTACTGCAAAAATCCAGCTCATTTTACTTAACATACCTAAAGCCGTTGAAAGTGCTTTAACAACTGTAACCATCATCCCTAATCCCTTAGTAGCTTTAGTGAAAGAAGCGCCAGCATCCCCAACATCACCCCCAACACCAACTTTTCCTAATATCCCTTTTCCTTTACCTAAACCAGCACCTTTCGAAGCATTTCCTATAATGCCAACAGTACCTTCTTGAATATCTTTTTCAAGTTTACCTTTTACCAAAGATTTATTTTTACCTGAACCTTTTATCCCTTCCCCTATAATATCAGCACCACCTTTTTGAATCTCTTTTCCTGTTCTTCCTTTTGTTAAAGATTTATTCTTACCGGCACCCTTCATAGCATTACCTAAAATATCAGCTGCACCTTTTTGAATATCTTTTTCATCTCCTAACCCAGCTGCTCCTTTTGACCCTGATAAAGCTTCAGCCCATTCAGCCATACTTTGACTAGATTTTTCTATATCCTCAGCAGCATCAGATCCCCCTTTAAGCCATTTTAAAGGGTTTAATGATTTATTCTTAAAAGGCTTAAAAACACTACTTAAAGCATCATCTAAGTCTCCCGCTATATTACCTGTAACTCTTCCACCGCCTTTTCCTATATGTTCTCTTTTTTCTTCTATTCTACGTGGAGCACCAAAACCAAATTTCTTTTCGTATTCTTCTCTCTTTTTATTCTGTTTTTGTTCCAATGCCGTTTCAGCAGCTATAGTTTTTTTCTCTGCTTCGAATCTCTTCTCAACATATTTGATTTGATTTCTTAAACGTGCTTTATCTGCAAGTTGTTGCTTTTTAGTTAACTTGATTATGTCTTCATATTCTGCTACTTCTGATGCTCGATGAGATTGAACATATTTCCGCTGCTTTTCTTTTGTTTTTGCATCAGTTTTCCCTAAAGAATTTAAAACCTTATATCTATCTATTTTTTTACTTAAAGACTTTAATTCTTCTTCAGTATTCTGTAATTGTTCCGAAGATATAGACCTGGATTTTGAAGTAGCTTTATTTATATCCCCAATGCTTTTTTCTCTAGCCTTATACAAGTCATTGAGTATACGCTCCTGCTCAACTTGAGAACGAGCATTTTTAAGTTTCTCAACACTACTTTTTAGATCGTCGTTAGCCATGATAATTCCTACTTATTACTTTTAATAACAGTCCCACTGACTTTTTTAATGACATCCTCATTACTATACTTCTTCTCCAAAGGATCAGACGGTCTTACTACCCCTGGAATAACTTTTTTACTCATCAATCTTTTAACTTCCTCAGGGGTAGCAATCCTGGAATCTTCCATTTTAGTAAAATCAATATCTTTATTAAGTTTTTCTCTATAGGCTTTTTGCTTTTCTGATAGTAATCTCTTTGCTTCCTCGGACTTTTCTTTTTGTTCTTTTATCCAGTTATCGATAAAAGCATCATGCTTATCTATATTCCCGGACATTTCTCTGTTGAGCTCTCTTACTATATCCTCTCGAGTCTTTAACGGAACTGCCCACCCATCCTTCTCTTCCTTCTTCTTAAGTATCCTTCTTTTATCATATCCATATTTTGCTATGTCTTTTCTTAGCTCTTCCAATTCAGTCTTATGAAATTCATATTTATTCTCTATGCTTTTACAGCCTTTGCTATTCATGGAGGAGGCTACCATTAAAGAAAGCCTAAAATCCCTATTGTAGCCCTCCTCTGAATCCAACTGCTGATTTATGGCTACCCAGCTTTCCTGAGTACTATTTATACCTATTTTATCAGAACCTTCAATACCATAAAAGTTAAGGTTATTAACTCCTCTATAAATATTCCATAAGACTCTTGATCTATCCGTGTAACAAAAACCCTCTAAGAAATCTAAAGAATCAATATATTCTTTATGCAAATCATTAGTATCAGTCAATATCTTAGAAAAGGCTGTTACAGGTATGTCCTTATAAAAGTCAATTAATTCCGGAATATTCTTATTTCTGTCTATCAAAAAATTGTTCCCATCAACCATAAAAGTAGAAAAAGCTAATCTACATAATGATAACTGATCAGATTGATCTGGGGTATAAAAAGATATCAATTTATACTCTTTATCGGATATAGTTTTAAGAATAATAGTATTATCCTTGTAACATATGCCTCTACATAAAAAACCATATGTTATAATATTTTCAAGGTTACTATAAGCTTTTTCTATCTCCATGTTTATTTAGGCACTTCATCAATACTAGCTTCAACTACCTTAGTTAACTTTATATCAGGGATCTCATCCTCTTTAGTCTTCTCTGGGGTGGCCCCTAAATTCTTTTCAAGCTCAGCTTCCTTTTTATTCTTTTCTTCAAGATCTTTATCTCTTTGTTCTGGAGTCTTAAACCAATCATATTTCATTTCTTTTTTAAGTGCCTCCTCTGACTGCTCCCTTATATCAACGTAGACATCAAAAAGATCAGTAGTAACTTGAGCAGGTAAGTCACCCAATAATTCTTTTACTGCTATAGCTTTGTCTTTTTCGACTTCAGTTCCGTTGTCTCCAGGAATCTTTACAGTTTTTCCTAAAACTTCGTCGTTAATGGATATCATAGCTTCTGAAACAATTGCCCTTCTAAGTTCATTAAGATATTCCATAGACTCATTATTGGTTATAGTCTCTAAATAAGCATTAACTTTTTTCTCCTGACCCATACTAAGAACGGCCAACCCGTACTTAATACCATTGATAGTAGCAAATTTTTTGAACTTAAATGATTCCTTGACTGAAGAAAAAACATCCTTCGAAGACATAAAGACTCCTTTTATATGATATTTAAATAAGAAGATTATTAAAGATACAAAAATTAAGCGGGGAATATTCGTAGAATAAAGATTGAGGATCTTATCTGTTATTATTTAAAATGAATATGGATATAATATATTATATGAATCTTTATGGGAATATCCCCAATTATCTCAATACATATACTAAAACAAACTCAACCCTATACAGCCTTAACCTGCTGTACAAACTTAGATATAGCATCAGAAGAGAACACATCCGTTGAACTATCCGTAGGAGGTGTAAGCTCTACTGCGACGATATCTGTAACATTAACCGTTACATCTTCTTGAACAAGAGCTGTATCAGATGCGAACGTCGAACTCCAATCAGACATCCAGCAAGCTTCATAAAGAGTAATAAGGGCTTGTAGGGCTGTTGGTGTCGTACCGCCAGGAAGAAGCGAGCTGATACCATTTACACTATTCTCATCGGTATAAGGAGTGGCAACTCCTGAACCTGTGAAATCGGATCCATTAGAATATCTGGCAAGAGCACCAATAATAAGTTCTTGTCTGATATCAAAAGGATACTTATGGTGTCTCAAGGAACGACATATACCATCTACACCGCCTTTATAACCAAAAACCTGCATAATCATGGACAAATATTGTGCCGTTCTTGTAATAGCGATAGTCATAGGATCAGTCATACCTGGGACTAATTCCATAACACGATCGCCATATCCTATCCCTCTGACAGGTTCAATTGTACGACCTTCAGTAGGGTTGAAGTTGGCAACAACACCTATTTGCTTCTGGTTTCCACCCCAGGCAGGGACAGCATATATCCTATTCCTGGCGCTTACTACCGATAGAGTTTCTGGAGAAACTCCATACTGAGTCTGGGTGTATACACTTTCAGATGATACTGGCATTGTTATATCTCCTATCGTTATACAAAAAACGTATTATTCAAATAATGCACTTAATTTCTTGACATCCTCATCGTTAGCATCTACTTCCTGCATAACATTATCAAACTCGATACCTTCAGCTACAAGAGTATTGGCTTCAACTTCAGAAGTCTCTTCTTTTTTTACTTCAGGTCTTGACTTTTCTTTGAGTTCTTCTTTCTTTTTATCTTCCTGCATTTTAGCTATTTCTTTTGCAGGATCCTTTACTTTTCCAGCATCTTTAACTTCCTGGGGCTCAGCAGCTTTTGCATCAGGCGTCTCTTCTACAGCTGCACCAGCTTCTTTTCTTACAGGACCCTTTGACTTCTTAAACATATCAGAATCAAGCTTAACGCTAAGATTCGGAACCTGCTCTGGCTTTAATGCAGCACCAGTGTCTTCTTCTCTATTAACAGCTCCTTTTGTCTCTTGCTTCTTCTTAGCATCAGGCATCTGTTTAGGAGTCTGATGACGCTTTGTATCACAGCAGATAGACTTTTCCATACCAAGGATATCACGGACTAAATTCTGAGCTACAAGGTCTGAAGCACTCTTTGTCCAAGCTTCTATATTTGCTTCTTTTTTATCCATACAAGCTTCCACTTCTTCAGATGCTTCTTCCATAATATCTTGATAAATACTTTTCATCTTTTCAGCAGGAATCTGATGCTTCTTAGCAATATCTGCAAGACCCTTTTCAGGAATCATCTTCGCTTTTGGTTGCCCACCAACATTATACGGTCTTTCACTCTGCGGAGTTCTCTGATGCATCATTGGAGCAGCTTTCCCAATCCCAATGTCAAAATTTGCATCAACAGATTCTGAAGCTTCTACTTCTTCAGACGCTTCTTCCATAATATCCTGATAAATACTCTTCATCTTTTCCGCAGGGATTTGATGCTTCTTAGCAATATCTGAAAGGCCCTGTTCAGGAATCATCTTTGCTTTTGGGCCACCACCAATATTATGAGGTCTGTCACTTAAAGGAGTTCTTTGATGCATCATTGGGGCAGCTTTTCCAATCCCAATATCAAAATTTGCATTGATAACTTTGGCGAATTTTTCCTCAGGCATCTCTCTAAGAGTATCCGCCATTGCCTTAAGATCTATCCCCATGTTACTATCACTTGCGAAAATTTTAGAATAGCCTTCGAATCTGTCTGCCAAAGCCAGCTTATTCATTATTAACTCCTCGGTTTGTCTCCTTAATCGGAGAACTCATAGTTAAAAAATTATATTCCAAATTTGTAATCCCACCTTCTCTTATTCAAAGAAAGTGGGATATTTTTTATACTGACTGCCTTAAGTTAAGTGTAACTATAATCCAGTTCAACGGAAATACTGGGCTATAGAAAGCTTCGACATCAACAGTTGAAGGATCATTAGCATCCTGATAAACATGGATACCCTTAAAATCTACAATAACCTTAGTATTCTTAAGAGTAGCAAAATAAGAATTAACTGAACTTGTAATCTGAGGAATAACCGTTGGCAAATTCTTTTGACCAATATATTGGTTAAGATTACTTCTAATACCCTGCTGAACAAAATGTTTTACTTCAACAATTCGAGGATCTCTTGTAAAAGCATTGCTCAAATCAGAGGTAAGATACATCTTTATTCTAATTGAATTGCCTACCTGATCTAATGTTGTGCATCCAGCATTTGCCACTAGAGCCGCAGTAACTTCATCCAACCTACGATATAACCTATCAAAACCAACAATAGTTTTGTTAGTAAGCGGTGTAGCTATATCGTACGCCGGTGAAACATCTAATCCCGCCATAGCAACTGCTATGAAAGACCCATCCACAAGATATTGTACTTCTGCTCCAAAAGCATCTGTAATACTTATAACAGCAGCTTCTGGATAAACTGGGGTCACTTTTTCAGTAGCAAGACCTTTACATTTAGCTATAGCAGCATCAGGAGTAGTACCAAAAGGAAAACCAATGATACTTGTTCTTTCATTACGGTATGTTATGCTACTCTGAATAGCATTACTTGATTTCAAGTATGCTATTACATCAGCATTCGTTGTCATAGGCTGAATCAACGAAGGTCTTGTTCCGTTAGGAAGAGGAGTAGCGAAAGCATCTATACCATCGATATAAGACTGTACTGAAGCATCCGGAAGACCGGGTTCTTTTAGGATCTGCTGGATAGCTACTGCTCTAGCACCATTTAAGAAAGCAAGATTAGCTCCTACTACAATTTTGTTGGTAATATCCAAAGGACCGAAATCCCTATAAACATCACGCATTGCAACATAATACTTTGTTGAATAATCAATCTTGTCCTTATCAAATGTGACATAATAATTATCCCCAACAGAGGGCTCATTTCCACTCTTATTAAAAGTATTAAGGATAACAGTATCACCCGTACTATCAAAAAGTCCACCAGAAGTTGATGCAACCGTAAGATTAATTCCAGGGACTACTTTTACAATACTAGCGCTTGCTGAGATCCAAGCTTTGCTTATTGTAGGATTTAAAGGATTTCCAACATCATAAATAACAGTGTTACCTAAAACAGGGGCAAAAGCGATATTAGCAAAGGTTACTCTGAATCCGGTAATACTATCTATATAGGTTTGCCCTTGATAACCTGTATTAACAAGCCCCGTACCTGTTTTTCCAGTGGATGTAACTGTAAATCCACCGGTGCCATTAAAAGTAACAGTAACCGTTTCAACTACTGCTTTTAACGGATTAACCTCAACAGTTGAGGTTAATCCGTTAAAATTTGATATACCTGAACCTGCATAAACTGGGGCTATTGTTCCTCCAGCAGCAAGAGTCACATCTAATGCCGTACCACTATGTTGAGAAGTTACTAAATATTTCCCAACACCAGGTCCGCCTTGAACTTCGTTAGTAAGAGTCCAAGTATCATCCAAAATATTACTCTCATAATATGTTACAAAAACGAGCTCACCTGCGGTCTGAACTGGGGGTACCTCAAGAGTAATAACATTTCCATTTATCTCTGTAACAACAACAGGGCCGCTAGTATAAGCTGTTGGCCAATCCGTACCTACATAAGCTATTATGTTAGAGGGATCCTCAGTGGCTTCGCCAACACCTGTACCATCAACTGGGTAAGATGATAAGATATAATTTTTGTCCGTATCTGACCCTAGCACAGAAGGGGTAGCTTGTACACCAAAAACTCGAGTATCTGTTAAGGATGCTACAACATTACTTACGAAAGGAGTAGACCCTGAAGTATAAATACCTTGAGCGAGCTGATAAGAAGTTCCCCAATGTAATTTATTCTCTCCGGCTAGAACACAATCCTGACCTATTGAAAAATCGGATGTATCTGAACTTAAACCTACTTTAATAAGATCAATGACGTGGGCAGCTGGAAGGATATCATATGTATCTTGCCATAAATTCGTAAAATAAGAAATTGTTACATTAGCTCCACCTACTGGTATTGAATCTAAAATTAAAGTTCCATGAGATCCATCAAGATGGTCTATGGTAGCAATGATACTATCTACAGTAACCTGTATAACTGGTACTGTCTTTAAATATTCTTTACCGGGGACTAATGGATTTGGATTATAAAGAATTTCAATTGAAGAACCTATGTCAGAATCTGTGGCTGACTGCCCCCTATTATTACCTTTTACAATTCTGGCATTACGTACTTTAAAAATGTTTGTAAGACCATCAGCCTGAAAAGAGAGATCCTCGTTTTCAATATAGGTATCTCTTCTTTTGAAATAATAATTTGCATAAACAGCGGAAGTCTCTAAAGGTATATCCACTAAAGTGACTACACCTGTAAGACCATTAACAGCATTAACGGCTACGGGGACATCATCAACGGTAACTATTACATTTGCTGGGAGAGTTGCTACTGTTCCTTTACCGTCACCAACTACTATAGGGAAATTAGCTACTCTAAATGTATTCGTGGTACCCTGTGCGCCACCTATCCAACCTGGACCTGGATCTGTATCTAAAACTGCGACACCGGTTACAAGCTCTTCTAAAATAAGATTATCAGCAATAGCTGATGAGCCTCTAATCATACCAAAATTAGAAACTCTTACTTGTTCGTACCCAACTCCAATAATACCAGGGTATCTAATATCCCCGGCTGCTGACGCTCCTGCTGATTCTGTAAATGTCTGGGCGAACACGCCAGGAAATACAAAGGTTTCTAAAGGTCCTATAGCCATTTAATTTCTCCTTTATTTTCAAAACTTATTATATTTCAAATTATTTTTTTATATGGATTTTATAGGCTAAGGATCTTATATGGTTCTGTTATCTTATCTTGATTTAATTATTAATAGCTTATTACACTTTACCTTTATTTTATTTCCATAACAACTGGCGTTTTGTTTCCATCTTTACCAGTATCTGTTATTTGCTTCTTATATTCCTGGGTATATTTTTTTCTGAAACTTTGTTCTTTCTTTGTTCCTAAGTGCTCAAATGGATGAACTTTTCCATCGGGACCTTTATTATCTATAAGTACTTCTTTTAGCTCTTTACCTTCTTGCCTCTGTTTTCTTCTCTCATCATAGTGCTTCTTCCACTTTTCGTCATAACTTTCCCATCTTTTTTCTGCTGCAGCCCCTACAGCTTTATCTATCTCTTTAGGGCTATAAACCGTATCTACCCTTGGGTTAATAGTTGTACTTATTCCAAAGGATGATACTTTTCTTTCTATAGTATCTTTTGAACAAGAAGGACAAACTCTTTTATTATCCTTATCTTCAAAAGAACTCAACTCTTCGAACTCTCTCCCACAATCAACACACCGGTACTCATATAAAGGCATTTGAAACCTCCTATTTTATATTATTTAAAATATGTATATGTAAAAATGAAAAAATATTAATAGAGTATTCGCCTTAAATCTTTAGTAGTAACGAACATATCCTACTTCAGGATATTTAACTTCAAAGGGCTTTGAATTAGGGACAACAGACATCTCTAATATTTTTCCTTGATTATTAACAACATAGTCTACAGTCTTAACAAATGGATACAGCATCATATCATAATCCATTATCTCAGTAAGGTATGGCTCAAATCTCTTCCATTCGCTTATTAATGTTAAAGAAACTGAATTTCTATAATATTGATCTCCAGTATTCTCATCATACACATCTTCTATTTCACCACCTGGCTCAAGGGACTCCATAGTAAGACCTTCCATAATGAGCCTTACTCTTTTCCTACTCCACATATCATTTACTATCCAATCAGTAAGATCAGGAAGTTGTACAGGATCTCTACATATAACTTCTATATCAAAATTCATCATCCAGTGACCACTATAAACTCGTGCTGCTTGCTCCCTTTTAGGATAAACAATTATAACATTTTTATCGCCTACTATTCTTTCATTACTGAAACCAAGGATAACTCCAGGAAGAACAGTATTATTGTATATATATTCCTTTTTAGATAATTCAAAAGGACCTAACTCATCCCCGATCCAACGATAATTAGCATACAAAGAGGTATCAACTGGTAAAGGGTGTAAAAAAGTTATAGTTCCATAGGTATCGATAGTATAGTCTGTACCTCTAACAAGATTTATCCTATATTCGTAATCATTTTTACATCTTAAATATTTATTTTTAAGAGTATATAAGACATCAAAATTAGGAAGTAAACTATGATTTTCAGTCTGTGCGGTAAGTTCCGTTCCTGTAGTCCTGTTTATTAATTCCTCTTTTGTTACAACATACAACGGATCTATAACAAATTGATCGTCATTGATTATTTCGATATAGTATCTACCGGGTGGAGTAAGATTGAGATACTCGTAGGAGATTAAAACTACAGACCCTACTGAGGGTGCTTGTTGGAGTATAATTATACCCTTTGTACCATTTACGTATTCAGGAAAAGTAACATTCCCGTTTACAGTTACAGATACCTGAGCAAAATTATGTGCTGTCTTGGAATTAAAAGTACCTGCTACTATCGGTTTATGCTGTACTGTAAAAACTCTATTTGTCCCAAAGTTAGTATCACCACTTAATTGGGAGGAGACATCCTCATTAAGCTGAAATTTGGTTAGGTTAGTTTGATCTTCCCAAACCCATTTTAAAATTCTGCCTTCTTTATCTTTTGCACTGGCTAAAGCTACGTGGCTACTAAGCTCTGCAGCATAATCGTCTGGGGACAGTCTTTGCCTCGTGGACGAGCTGTTACGCAGAACAATTCCCATTTGGGGTCGTTCAGAATATGGAAATTTATGATAAGCTTTTACTCTATCACGAAAATTTGAGTTTTGTTGCAAACTATCGGTAAGCTCGTCAAAAACCCTTCTTTTAATTGTTCTGAGAAGCCTGCTATCCATGTAGTCCATTATGATTATCTCCTATAGATCCTTTTATAGGGGGATAACATGAATAGATAATTAAAAAAGGATACTCCTGCTAAGGAATATCCTTTTTTTTATAAAATACTATTACTTACAGATTATGCTGCTAATTTTACTTTAAGAATACTTTCAGACAATATTTCAGGTAGACGTTTAAAATCTTTATAGGATATTCTTAATAAGGGTATATTATTGTCTAAACAATACTTATTTTTAATAACATCATTATATTGCGTTCTTTTAAACTGATTAATAGCTTTTTCTTTAGACATACCTTTAAATTGTACTGGTCTATAATGCTGCTCCCCATCAAACTCTACGAGCAAATTTTTAATAGGGACATAAAAATCAAACTTTAAAAGTTTTTTATTATTAAATCCCCTTA